TGAGTTATGGTGGAATATTGAGAATGATAGACTTGTAAATACTGGATCAAAAGTAGCAAATCTTGGAGTAAGAGCCACAAGAAGCACAAAACCAAGGGCTGTATTGCTTATGAAGAAGCTTATTGAGGATTATTCACTAGAGTTGGTAGATGAAAACACTATAGCTCAATTGACATCCTTTATAGAGAAGGGTAATAAGTTTTATGGTGAAAATATGCCAGATGATTTGGTATCTGGTCTATACTGGGCTTGTTATATATTAGAAATGGGTATACTTGATGAGTCATTTGAATTCAGTGATGATAAAAAGATGAAAGAAGATGATGGATGGGGTATATTGACTGATGCTGATATGAATATAGAAGATGATTGGTCTTGGATGAATAATAATACATTTTCAAATTAAATATAAATAGTAATATGGGAGGACAGCATCGACGGATGTTGGCTAGGTGCCTCAATCACTTAACCTTACTCCTAACTAATAAACCTATTGAGGGGGTTAGTATTATGAAATTATGTTGGGATAATATTGAGAATATAAGACTTAGTAAATATGGTAATTTTAGGGATATTGTAAAGAATGTTACATATTATTTGAAGGTATGTGAAGAGTGTGGGGATGAGTTTTTATCATTAATTCAAAGTATTGGTAAATTTTGTAGTACATCATGTGGAAAAGATGGTAGTAATAATCCAATGTATGGTAAATATCATACAGAAGAGACAAAAAGAAAATTGAGTGAAAATAAAAAAAATAGTTATAAAGATCCAAATAGTATATACAATACTGATGGATATAGAAATAAATTGAAAGGTAAAAAAAGATCAAACAAGTTTAAGAAGAATCAATCTGAGATTATTAAAAAATTATGGAAAGATCCAAATAGCAAGTATAACAGCATAGAATATAGAGAATCGTTGTCCGAAAGATTGAAAATTCAATGGATGGATGAAGATTTCAAAAATGAAATATCACAAAAAATATCTTTATCAAGATCAGGATATGCATCAAAAGGCTTACCACTATATGATACATACGCACCACAAATAGAATGGTGTGAAGAGGTTAGACGGAATAAGAATGATCCCAATGTGTTAGAAGTTAGATGCTTCAAGTGTGATAAATGGTTTATTCCAAGTTTGGTAAATGCACATAATAGATCCCAATATATAAAGGGTAATTATAATAATGAAAATAGATTCTATTGTTCTAACTCATGTAAGAACTCATGTTCTATATTCAATAAATCACCAGAACAGATTGAAAGAGAGGATGCAATACGAGCAGGTAGACTACAATGGTTAGAACTTCAACGTGAAGTTCAACCAGAATTAAGGCAGATGGTTCTTGAGCGTGATGAATATGAGTGTGTTAAATGTGGTAGTACTAATAAATTACAATGTCACCATATACAACCCGTAAGTATTGAACCACTACTAAGTGCAGATATAGACAATTGTATTACATTATGTTCAGACTGTCATAAAGAAACACATCAACAAGATGGATGTAGATATGGACAATTAAGAATAGAGGAGTGTTAATTTTGACAACTAAGACACAACTAGCAGAGAAGATAAAGCGTAGATTGGGATACCCTATGGTAAAAATTGAATTGGATTATTCTCAATTGACAGATTCAATAGATTACGCAAGAGATAAATGGATTAAGTGGAGTGCAGGAAACGCGACGTCTGAAGTTTTCTTCACGACACCATTATCTGCTGGTCAATATCTATATGATATGCCAACTGGATGTGTAGAAGTATTGTCATATGATGCTATGGGTATAAGTAGTGGTATCAATACACTATTTACAGTAGAGAATTATCTATATTCTAATGGAATGTTTGAATCTTTACTAAATACAAGTGCGGCTGGTTATTCACTTGTATCATATCATGCTGCAAGAGACTTTCTTGATACATTGAAAAGATATACACCCGATGCATATAACTTTAAATATCATAGATATACTAACCAGTTAGAGATACAACCACCACCCCCTTCTGGTGGTAGTTTAACATATACACCTAAGTACTTGAATGCACAAGGGGAAGAGGTGGTAGGGCAGGAAATCACAATAGATTCACCAGGATTTATGTTAATAAGGGCATATATGGTAGAAGGTTCGACACTTGACCCAGATTATGCTAACGGTGATACAGATCCACATTTTCTTACATCATCTTGGATATTTGATTATGCTACAGCATATGCTACTAGAGTCTTGGGGCTTGTAAGAAGAAAGTTTGGTCAATTTAGTTCATTAGGTAATCAAGGTATAAGTATGGATGGTGATTCACTCATAAGTGAGGCTAATGACCAGATGGAAAGATTAATGGAGGATTTGTATCTAAGGGAAGTTTATGAGGGTTACGGCATCGAGATAGGTTGATGCAAAACTAATACAGTAAAGGAGAGTAAAATGGATAAGTTACAAAAAGTTTATGAAGAAATGTTGAATGAAAACAAGAAGAAAGTGGAGAAGGAAAACCCAAGTATTCTTGATAAGATGAATGAAAGAATCTCAGTCTTAGAAGAGGAAATTAAGAAACTGAAAGGTGAATAATAATGGCCCATAATCGTCTTGAGAAACCAAAATGGGAATTATATAATATTAGTGATTCTAATATTGAACATGATCTGTTTGATAGTGCAATAGTAGAATATAATGACATTTCTGGTGCAAAGATAAATTACTATATACGAAATGAAGATATAGAGATGGATCAACTGTATGGTGAAAGTACCAATACAGCATATCTTGATGCCAGAGAAAGCAAGATGGTATATGATGTTACAGAAGAAACTACTATGACTGACCCATTTGGTATAGTTTCCATTGACCAGATACAATATGCATGGATGCCTAAATCTACATTCATAAGGGACATCAGTGCAACATATCAACCAAAGCCTGGTGATGTTATACAGACCGTATGGAATCAGAAATCATATGAAATGGTTGATGTGCCAGCTGAAGGCAGTATATTTCAATTGAAGAAGATGGTATGGGAGTTCTTATTGAAACCATATAGATTCAGTGATCAATCATCTTCTGCTGAAGACATATCATATGATTTAGATAATACATTATCAGAACCTTTGACTGCATTTGGTGAGAATCAGTGGATAGATGATGCTTCAGATGATATTGACGCATATTCAGATGTGGATTCATCAATTTATGGGTTCTGAGTGTAGATAAGGATTACATCAATATCTATAGATTTTGAGATATGGAGGACAGAGGGTAGCTCCCTTGGTTGAATGCCTTCAACATTCAACCTTACTCCTATAACAACAAACCTTTGAAGGGGGTAAGTAATGATTATATATAAGGCTACAAACAAAATAAACGGTAAATGTTATATAGGACAAACTACAGGAAAATTGAAAAATAGAAGAAAACAACATTTATATAAATCAAAAAACATGTCTAATTTTTATTTTCATAATGCACTAAGAACGTACGGTAAAGATAGTTTTGAATGGGAAGTGTTATGTGAATGTGATACAAAGGATGAATTGAACGAGATGGAGTTTCACTATATAAAACAGTATGATACATATGAGAACGGATACAATATGACATTTGGTGGTGATGGTATAATTAGAATAAATATATCAGAAGACCACAAACAAAAGATATCAGATGCATTAAGAGGTGAAAATCATCCTATGTATGGTAAACATTTATCAGAAGACCACAAACAAAAGATATCGAATGCATTAAAAGGTAAAAAGGTGAGTATATCAACTAGAAAGAAAATGAGTGAATCATCAATAGGTAAAAAGATGTCAGAAGAAGCCAAATTAAAATTAAGCCTAGCTGGAAAGGGTCGTGTTTCTCATATGAAAGGCAAAACTCACACAAAGGAAACAAGAAAAATATTATCCGAAAAATCAAAAGGCAATGAAAGCCACGCCAAAATTTGGTGTTTTCATCATAAAGGCAAAAACATTGAAATTAAAAATTTACAAAAGTTTTGTATAGATAATAATTATAAATATTCTAAGATATATTATAGATTAAAGAATGGGATTTCAATATAATGGCAAAAACCTACTATTACTACTCATCAATAAGAAAAACTATCATACAGTTTTTGGATATTTTCAAGAACGTAAAAATCGCTAGACATGACTCTAATGGTGATGTTTCTGGATATATAAAGGTTCCCATAAAATTTGGTCTGAAAGAAAAATGTTGGTATTGGTTAAATGAGCGTAAAGATGATGAAATGTTGCCGATTATGTCCGTAGTAATGGATGGTGTTGAATATGACTCTCAAAGACAGACCAGTAAAGTAAGAAATGTTATAAAATCAAAAACAATCTCTACCGCAGAATTAAGCAGATTTCTTAATCCAGTTCCATATAATCTTAATTTTACTGTCACATTATGGTCATTGCATATGGTAGATGTTGATCAGATACTTGAACAAATTTTACCATACTTTTTACCAAACATCTTTATAAGAATGAATATACCAGAGTTAGACTCTACATTAGATTTGAAGGTGATGTTTAATGGATGTTCACCAGAAGTAACAGATCAGATGTCAGATGAAGAGATAAGAATATTGAAATGGAATCTAACATTTACGGTTCATAGTTATCTATTTCAACCATTACAAACCACCAGCCTTATTAGGAAGGTTATTGATAAGTTTTATGTTGATAAGGCATCTTGGGGTCATAGATTTACAGAATCAGAATATACATCTGGTGCAGATGGTCATGAATTAGAGTCTATATTCACTAAAGGTATATATCCATATTATGATGAAGATGATTGGGCTGCTAGTACATATTATGAAATTGGTGATTATGTTAAACCGACGACCACCAATGGATATTTGTATCAAGTTCAAAGCATAGAATTGCCTGGAAAATCAGGCACTACCGAACCAACATGGCCTACAAACAAAGGGGTTCCTGTTATTGATAATGATATAATATGGGAAAGGTATCAAAAAGATGAATCAAAAAGGTTAGTAGAATTTGAGGTATTTTAAAAATTGGACACACAACTAAACAAAGCATCCCCCTTTTCGTTTGAACTGGTATTTCCTGTAATACCAACACAGAGAGACTTGAGGACTAATGAAGAGTTTACTTTAAATATATATGAGACTGTAGTGCCAGGGGTATCTTTGGATATTACGGAAAATAGATGGCAAGGTGGAAAAACTAATATGGCTAGTGGTGAATTGACGTTTGAACCTTGGAATGTAAATTTTTCAATAGACTCTGAATTCTTAAACTGGAAATTAATGTTTGAGTGGTTCATGTTTATCAACAATAATAAAGATAAATATATAGATACTCGAAAGAATTATGCTGTAGATGCTACATTGAAGTTTTTTAGTAACTTTAGAGAACATAGATTCTCATTGTTTTTTGTTGATGTATGGCCTAACAGTATGGGAGAAATCCAACTTACATACAGAGAAGGGGAACCAAACTTAGAAGGACAAGTATCTTTCGTATATGATAGATATGAACTACGAGAATACTCATCAATAACAACATAAAAATATGATAAATATATAAATAGATATGAAAAGAAAATAGGAAAACGATATAATAATAAGTGTCAAAATCCTTATTGTAATCATATTCAGAAAGAATATGTATTCATCATATAGACTATGATAAGAAAAATTGTAGGCCTAGTAATTTGATAACATTGTGTTTTTCATGTAATGCTAGAGCTAATTTTAATAGAGATTCATGGAAAGTATTATATGAGGATATAATAGAAAATAGATAGATAAATGGAGGAATAAAATTATGGCTTTCTACCTTAGCCCATTAGTCGATGTAAATGAAATTGACTTAACAACTACTGTTCCAGCTGTTGCTACATCAATAGCATGTTGTGTATTAAGACGCACATTCAAAGGACCAGAAAAGAAGAGAACTTTGGTAACAAATATTGATGAGCTTACCACAATGTTTGGTTATCCAACAGATAATAGTTATAAAGATATGTTATCTGCTACAGGATATCTAAAATATGGTAATAAATTATGGTGTACACGAACCATGCCAGTAGATGCAAAATTTGCTGGGTGTTTTGGACCAGCTACATCAGCATCAACACTTACTGGATACGGAACATCAGCATATCAATTGAATGATTTTAGCAGCGAAGATCCAGATGTGATTCAGGATGAATCATTATTTTCTACAGCACCATTGAGTGCTGATAGTGATAATGCTATTACATTTATTGCATCATCAAGAGGAGCATGGGGTAATAAGATTAAAGTTGCTGTTATTGATGGGACCACATATTCAGCAGTAACATCTGCTGCTGCGGGTAACCCATCCACAGAGTATTCTAGTACTAATGTTAATTTAGAGCTTTATAGGGATATTGTAGATCTTGATTATCCAGTTGAATCAGCAAGAGAGTTTATTGTTCTAGTAAGAGCTGCTGACCAGGATGATTTTAATAAAGCTACTATTCCATATACTTTGAAAGAGGTATTTTATGTATCATCTGATGAAAATAAACTAGATGATGAAGGTGATAACATCTATTGTGAAAATGTTATCAACACAAAATCAAAATACATAAGAATAGCAGTAGATCCAGCAAACTTTAAGAACAGTGATATTACTATCAATACTGGACAATATTATGCTATGACAGGTGGTACTGATTCGTCATTTGCTGATAATGATGCTGAAGATACAGCAGGTATTGCTGCATTTGAATTATATGAAGATCCAGATGTCATTGATGTTAATATCTTTATTGATTCAGATAGCAATGTCACAGTAAAGAGAGAGATAATTGATATTTGTGAAACTAGAAAAGATGCAATGGCTGTCCTTGATGTTCTCAAGGCTGATGTTGTTAATAATGATGGTAATGAGGTTACTGACCTTAGAGACTATAGACTATCAACTCTAAATGAAAATACAAGTTATGCCTCTCTTTATGGTAATTGGCTTGATGTGTTTGATACATGGAATTCAAAATATCGTTGGATTCCGGCATCCGGTCATATGGCAGGCATTTATGCAAGAACAGATGATTTAGCTGATCCATGGTTCGCTCCTGCTGGTCTAAATAGAAGTATTCTTACTAACATAAGAAAACTTGCATTTAACCCAACTTTGGGTGAAAGAGACATTCTTTATAAGAATGGTATCAATCCTATTGCAGCGTTTGCTGGTCAGGGCAAGGTAGTTTGGGGTCAAAAAACAATGTTGGATAAATCTTCAGCATTTAATAGAATCAATGTAAGAAGATTGTTTATGGTAATGGAAAAAGCAATCTCTACAGCTTCCAAATACTTCTTGTTTGAACCTAATGATGAGTTTACAAGATTGTCAATTATCAATATGGTCGAACCTTTCCTTAGAGATGTTAGAGGGAGAAGGGGTATTTATGACTTCATGGTTGTATGTGATGAAAGAAACAATACAGCTGAACGTATTGATAGACAAGAACTTTGGGTTGATATTTATATCAAACCTGTTAGAGCTGCTGAGTTTATTGTACTTAACTTTGTTGCTACCAAAACAGGAGCTTCATTTACTGAATTGGTTGCTCAAACAACATCAGGACTGTAAAATATTGTGGGGGTAGTAAAATACCCCCACAATATAAAGTGATAAGAAATGAGCATTGATATAGATGAAATGATAAGTGAAACTGGTGGTGATAGAGCCAGGTCATATCTGTTTGAATGGATATTACCAGCTATACCAGAATTAAATATACCACTTATAGCAAATACAAAATATTATGTGAAAGCATCTAGTTTTCCAGAATCAGCTGTAGAAGAACTTACAACTTATTGGCAAGGGCAACAATATAAAGCTGGTGGATCAAGAAGATTTGGTGATTGGACAGTTACAGTCCAGAGTGATTCAGAGGGATATCTGAGATTTTTTTGTGATGTATGGATGCATGAAATACATACTGTTATACCTAATTTTACAAGATATGGAAAAGCATCTGGGCTTACAAGTTTTGGGTATTTTAGAGATCAAGCATTTGTTCTGAATGATAATGAAGGAGACACTTCACTTGGGCTATATTTACATAACTCTTGGCCTAAAAATATAGGAGCCATGAACCTTGATTATGATTCAAATGATATTGCTACATTTGATATTACATTTGCTTATGAATATCATGTAATAGTACCAACTTTTGGTTTGTTTTAAAAGGGATTATTATGATTGGAATAGAAGAACTAAAGGGAAAGATAGAGGGTCTTATAAAACAGTATGCACCATTTATCACAAGTAGTTTTGATTCCTTTAGTGTTGATAAGTTTAGTACATATTTTGAAGGTGGGGCTAGAGCATATCTTTTCAAATGGAAGCCTGGAAGCCCAACAAGTGGTATAGTAAATATATCAGATGATTATATATATCTAGTAAAAGCATCATCCATACCACAATCGTCAGTTGAGGAAATAGTTACAGAATATCAACATCTCAATTTCAAAATGGGTGGTAAAAGGGTTTTTGATGATTGGACATTATCGTTTCTTGTAGATATAAAATCAAAAATAAGAGGTGATTTTGAGAAGTGGATGAATGGTATAACACAAGTGGGTAAGGATAATATTTTTATACAACATTATCTAAGTGAGTATACATCGACACAAGACTTTTATATGTTAGATGGTGATGGATTGGATATACTTCATGTAACACTTTTTGATGCATGGCCTAAAACTATAGGGCCAGTAACAATGGATTATAGTTCCCAAGATTTTGCACAATTTGATGTAACATTTTCATATCTTTATCACGAAATAAAGAATGTTTAATAGATAGGAGGAGTAATAATGGCAACAGAAGGATTTGATATTAATAAATTTAAAGCTAACTTTGATGGTGGGGCTAGAGCATATTTGTTCAAATGGACCCCAACATTTCCTGGTGGTATTGAATTTAACAAGGGCAGTGCCGCTTCATACTTAGTAAAGTCATCAACATTTCCTGGTGATGAAGTAGAGGAAATAATTGTTAACTGGCAAGGTGTTGATTATAAGATGGCTGGAAAAAGAACCTTTCCAGATTGGACTCTATCATTCAATGTAGATAGAAAATCCACAATTAGAAAGGATTTTGGTAATTGGATTGATGCAATTCATACAGTCAATGGTACAGAATCACATAAATATGGTACTCCTGGTAGTCCAGAAAGTAATGATGATGATTTAGGTAGTTATTTCTCTCAACAGACATTATACATGTTGGACTATAATGGTGATCCTGTATCAACATTAACATTGCATGGTTCATGGCCCAAATCAATTGGTGAGATTAGTCTTGACTATTCATCAATGGAAGTAGCAACATTTGATGTTACGTTTACATATCAATACCATACTATAGAGTAATAAGTATTATGGCTTTCGATTTAAACAGTTTTTCCGCTGTATTTGATGGGGGTGCTAGATCATACTTGTTTGAGTATACCCCATCATTCCCAAATACAACGTATAATGCCACATATTTTGTGAAATCGACTTCTTATCCAGATTCTACAGTAGAAGAGATACAACTTGCTTGGAAAGGATTGAAGTATAAAATCGGTGGTACTAGAACTTATAATGATTGGACTGTATCGTTTCATATGGATAAAAATTATAATATTAGAGAATATTATGATGATTGGATGAAAGATATAGCTGGCCAGGATAAATATGGTAAACCAGAAGATTATGTAATGAGTCAGACACTATACGCATTAGGTTATGATGGTACAAAGAAATCAACCATAAAGCTATTTGATGCTTGGCCCAAATCAGTTGGTGAAATAAGTTTTGATAACTCAGCGATAGAAGTAGCAACATTTGATGTTACGTTTGCATATCAATATTATACTATAACTAAATAAAATGTAAGTAGGAGGAAACAAAATGTCAGAAGAACAAGTGAAGAAAGAACAACCTGTAAAATTGGATTTTAGAAATTATCTTAATGTTTATGAGTTTGATACTACATTGCCGGGTAGTGGTGAAGTAGTAAAGTTCAGACCTATAACTACAGGACAACTAAAGAGATTATTGGTATATGAGAATGAAACCGATCCTATGGTTATAGAAGGAGCACTTGATGAACTCATATCATCTTCTGTAATATCAGAAGAGTTCAATATCAATAAGTTATATCTTCAAGATAGATTCTTTCTACTGGTTGAATTGAGAAGAAAATCAAAGGGTGATAATTATAAGTTTCAATATGATTGTCCAAAATGTAATTCACAAACAATGCAGGTTATCAAATTGTCAGATTTACCAGTTAAAAAGATGCCTGAAGATATAGATAATGTTATTAAGATAGATAATAATCTATCAGTGAAATTGTCCCATGTTACAAGAGGGATGCAAAAAAATGCTATAAAGAGTATTAAGAATATGAAACAAATGAACAATACTCAAAGAGCAACAGAAATGGCATTAGCCACACATGCATCAGCAGTCATATCAATTGTAACACCAGAAGGTGAAATTACAGAACCGAGTATAGAGGATTCAAGATATTTGTTGGATAATATATCAACCGAATCATATACTGATATTAGAGATTGGTTCGATAAATATGATTTTGGTATGGACTTCACATTTGAAATCAAATGTTCTAGTTGTGATAAGAGTGAGAGAGTGGATGTACCAGTAGAGAATTTTTTTTTCTAATGAAAATTATCATTGATAATACTCTACAGAACATTATAACAGAGCAATATCATATATCTAAGTATGCTAATATAAGTATAACAGAGTCATCTATGATGGCAGATTTTGAACGAGAAGCCTATGTGAATCTAGTATTGAAAGATATGAAAAATGAAGAACAAATGGCTAAATTTAAGTGAGGTTAATATAATGGATTCAATTATTGATAAATATTTAGAGAATGATGATAGTGTTGATGATATTGAGTACTTTGATGAAAGTAAGAAGTCTAACTTTGTTGGTAAGCTTATAGGTCTTGGTGTACTAAAGAGAGAAGGTGATAAGCTTGTCAAGAACAAAGATTGGGATAATGAAAAGGTCAAAAAACAACTGAAGAAGAAAGTAACACCAAGAAAGGTAGTACATAAAGTCAAAAAGAAAATAAAGAAAATAAAGAATTAGAGGGAATTCAAATGAATAATGACATTGATACTAAAATTGATTTATATTTGATTGATGAGGGGTGGAAAGCTCAGTTAGCAAAAGATGCTGCTGCAGGTAGTGTACATGGTATAGGTTATATATTCAATTCTTTATCAAGAAGGATAAGTGATGCTTTAGAAACATCTGCATTTAGAACTAGCACCGAAAAAATATCTAAACTCAAAAATAAACAGAAACAATTGAAACTATTAGAAAAGAAAGCATCATTATACAAAGAAAATTTTGTAAGGATAATTGTGAAAATTGAAGAGTTGGTAGAAGAAATTCAAGAAGAAAAAGAAGCTGCAGAATCATCAGAAAAAGAAGAAAGAAAAAGATATTAGAAAATAAGCTCGCTTAGATTGAAAATTCTAATGGATTCTTATTTTAATGAAAGAGTCTCAAGAGTATACTGAACTAGATGTATTGGTCCAAGTATATTTTGTAGACTCTTTTTTTTGAGGATTTGAAAATGAGAACTAATGGTACTAGAGATGATATAGAAATCAACATTGAAAAATATATTGATGAATATAGAAAAGAAAATCAAAAAAATATTAAAATTCAAGAGAAGATTAGTAAAGACACAAGTTCTTATATAAAATCTAGTGTTGATAGTGCAAAAAACTTGAGGAGTAATGCATATATAAAGGCTAGTACTGATGTTATCAAAAATAGTTTGAAAGATGTTTCTGGTAATATAAGTGGAGAGCTGCGAGATGTTCTAGGGCCAGAAACGACCAAATACTTAGACTTCTCAAAGACTATATTTAAAAATATAAGCAGTGGTGTAGTAGATGCTTATAAAGAAAGAAAGGAACAAAAGAAGGCAAATTCCGATATAGGTAAATTTACTGATGCTGCACTTAAAAAGGGTAGTATTTATACACATGATGTTGTGGCTGAAGATTTACTAAAAACTACTCAGGATGGTATAGGTGCTCTTAATTTTATATCAGAAAAATCTCTTGGCGAAACAGAAAAAACCCAAAAAATAGTTCAAAATGCTTTAGATGAATTATCTGATGCTACCAATAAAAGATTAGAAGAACTTAATGATAAAGACGTAACAGTTCCAGAATTAATAGGTATTATAAGTACTGATGTCAAAGGAATGGCTGAGGATATCAATATAATGCGTGTCGAACAGGCTAAACAATTAGGTATACTTCAAAAGTTATTTTTACCTTTAAGAAATTTCTGGGAAACATATGTTAGAACGAAAGATAGAGGTGCTGAGCAAACTAACAATAGATTAGTGGAAATTCGTGAAGGAATTTTTGATTTACATGATATAGAATATAAAAATTATAGAGTAAAAGATAAACATTATAAAGGATTGACAAAATGGTTAGGTTTTGCACTTTTGCCTGGCATCAAAATATTAAAGGGAATATATTCAAATTTTGATAAAAGTTATAATAATGAAAAAATTGCATTGAAAGATAGTGAGGTACAGAAAAATCTTCTTTTTGATATCTTTTCTTCTATGAAAAAAATTGAAAACAAAATGCATAAAAGTAATGAAGAAATGATTGATATGAATGAATATTTTGATAACTTGGAGAAGGAAAAAGCAAGAAAATCAAAGAAGGATAAGGATATATGGCCCCTTCTTCTCAAACTTGGATCTTTTATAGTATATGGTATTGGTGGTTATATTGGATATTATCTAAAACCATTGACCATATTTGCTAAACCGTTCTTACTTGTTGGTAAAGCATTATCCTTCTTTTTCACTACCATTACAACATCAGGATTGAAAGGATTGATAACATCTTTGAAATTGGTGGAAAAGTTTGTTAAAAGTACTCAAGTACTAACAAATAAAGGATTAGAGAAGTTTAGTAGATGGTTGAAAACATTTAAAACCATTGAAACTGACCCTTTCAATAAATGGTATATGGACAGATCAACAAAATATCCAAGTTTTGTAAGAGGATTTAATAGATTCAAACGATGGTTGGATAGTCTACTTGAAGGGTTTAAAAGCATGCCTACTATCAAAGGTATGACTACAGACTTTAAGAAATTGATGTCTAGTGAAAAATTCTTTTCAAAAGAAGGAAGATTCAATAAGTATATTATCAAACCACTTGAAAAATTAGAGGGTTTTGTTAAATTTATTGGTACAAAATTTGAATTGATTAGTACAAAAATAACCAGCGCTAAATCTCTTATTACAAGTTCACCAATATGGAATAGTAAATGGCTAAAAATGATTGGATCGGGGTTCAAAAAGTTAGCATGGCCTCTTACCATATTCTTTGGTATATTTGACTTTTTAGAAGGTTGGGATGAAGAGAAGTTAAAAAATGCTGATGCAACATGGATTGACAAATTCAATAAGGGTATTAAAAAGGCTGTATTAAAATTCTTTGAATTGCCTATAAAGTTATTGGGATGGGCAATTGATAACATTTATGTATTATTATTTGGTAAAGAAGAGGCTGATAAAATGACAGGTGGACAGGGTGCAGCTAAAGCTTTAACAGATACTCTATCATTTCTATGGGACGACATAACCAAAGGATTCGTAAAAGTTCTAAATGAAATATGGGCAATCTTCTTGACAGCTTATGATGATGAAACCATTGCTGCTGTAGACAGAATATTAGAAATTGGTCTTATAGATTGGGCAGCAGAAATAGCACAGGGTTGGGTAGATGATATGAAGTTTTTCTTTACTGATATATTCGATAAGGTTAGTTCACCTGTCAAAAATTTCTGGTCTTGGTTAACTGGTGCTGAACCTGATGTTAAACAACAACAAAAGAAAGTGGCAGATTTAGATGAAAAAATGTATCAATTGACTAGAAAGGGTGGACTTGGATTAAAAAAACTAAGTAAAGAAGATAAAGAGTTGTATGATGACACCAAAGAACAATTGAAGTTAGAAAAAGAAAAGTTACGTCATATGTTAAAGAAGGGTAGTATTTATACACATGATATTCATACAGAAAAATTGTTAAAAAAAATGATGGGTATTGATGAAGATGTAGCAGAGGCAAATTATGGTGTATTAGATTCAGTAAGAAATGTATTCTCAAGTATCAAAGATTCTGTATCATCTATAATATCACCAACAAAAGCAAGTGTCGGTACTAAAGGAATGTTAGGTGGTGGTACAAAAGAACAACAAGCTATGGATTGGTTTATGTCACCAGAAGGTGGTGGGTATACTAAAGCACAAGCGGCTGGTATTGTTGGTAATCTCATGGCTGAAAGTAACTTAAAAACCACAGCATTTAATAAAGCAGGTGGTGGAAGAGGTGCTCAAGGTATTCAACAATGGAGAGGGCCAAGATTAGATGAGTTTAGAAAAGTAATTGGTAAAGATCCACTTGAAGCTTCATTTGCCGAACAATTAAGATTCTCGTCATGGGAAATGGACAATCACAAATATCTCGGTAAAGAAGCTTTAAAAAGAGCCACAACACCAGAAGAAGCGGCCAGAATATTTGAAGCAAAAAATGAAAGGTCTGGTGGTAGTCATTTAGATAGGAGAATGTTATATGCAAAAAAAGCCTCTGGGAGATTTGATGAGGCTCAAGCTGGACTAAATAAAGCTGCGAGAGAAAGAGCAGAACAAAAAGCAGCACAGGCAGAAATTGACAGACAAACAAGTAAAAGTGTAGAGAATACTCTAAAGATGTCAAGCGCTCAACAGAGACAATCAGCAATGAGTAAGGGTAATCAAAACAATATTATGGTAAATAGTAGTAGTGGTGGTGGAGGTGATAATGTTGATATACCAGAAGATCCTCATAACTATTTACTTGGAATGATGGCAACAGGCGTATTAACATAAGGAGTATACAGAATGCCATATAATACAACTTATACGAACCCAGATTATGAACCTTTTAATGTTTCTGGTAGTTTTTCAGGATCATGGATAAGAATAGGAGCATATGAAGCAAAATATTTCACTGCATATGGCAGTGATAATGATAATGGTGGATTGGTAGTTGATGATAATGAAGGGGAGTCATGGAAGTTCTTATCCCCACCTCAAATACTAGAAACAGTAAATCATGAATGGGAGCCTTGGGAAACAATATCATCAAGACTAGCTGGCAAAGCAAAAGATTTTAAACAGTTTACAGAAGATGTTGCGGGTATTACACGTGCTTTGATGTCACAAACTAAAGGAGTATCAGTTGATAAATTGTTTACAAATCTTGGAAGTATAGAAAAAGCTAAACAAAAAATAGATACACCATTGGTGTATAGTGACTCCCCAAGAAGAGAGTATACATTTCAGTTTAATCTGACAGCAAAGACAGAAGAACAATCAAAAAAAATGCTTTTAAGTGTTAGAATGTTAGAAATGTGGTCATCACCAGTAAAGGATGGAGTTATAAGTATAGAATTACCGTATGTTTTTAAAGTTCAAAGCTTACCATTAACCGATCCTGATATGGATGTAGCTGAGGGTGTTTTGGTAAATTTAGAATATGCAGCATTAACATCCATACAACCAACTTATATGGCTCCGTATGATAAAAATGGATATCCAATGAAAATAGAACTTACACTTACATTTAAGGAAATTTCACCATTGTATGTTGATTCTTTCACAGTTCCAAACCCATTATAAATATAATAGGATAAAATAATATGGCAATAACAAAATCAACAGAAACATTTAGGAAGTTGACAAACCATCAACTTAGTGATCAAAGTTTCATAAGAATGTTCAATATTCTTGTAGATCATGATAGGATAACGAACTTCTTGAATATCTTTAAATCATACACATATAACAAAGACCTTGACCAAGATGTTTCATATTTTTATACACATAACGTTGGTTATGATGAATGGTGGGATAACATTTCATATAAATATTATAAGACACCAGATTATTGGTGGGTAATAACATCTTTTAATGATATAGTTAACCCATTTGAAGGACTAGAAGTAGGCATGAGCCTGAGAATACTTAAACCACAATACCTTTATTCTCTACTAAGAGATTTAGATACAATCTCAACAATGTAATATGGCAAGCACACAAGACACAGACCCAGGATTTTCGGTAGCACTTGGTTTATCTAAAGGTGTAGCTGGATTGGACCCAGGCGATATACAACAGTTCTATTTTATTGAGGATATCTTTAGCTTCTGTATGGTGGGTAAAATGATATTCAAGGATAGTTATGGTATAATAGAAAAGGGTCCAATGACAGGTAATGAAAGACTTGTATTATCATATGGTGACAAATTAAGCAGAAGACTACTCTTTGATATAATAAAGATTGACAAAATTACAAGCTCATCTGGAACACTAAACAGTAAAGATACACAGATTGCCATACACTTTGTTGATACCACATTCAAATACTTTACCAAGAAGAAGTTTAGTAAATCATGGAAGGATGAAAATACTCTTGATATACTAAAAGATGTACTCAAGAAATGTGAAGGACATGAGAACGAGAAGATATTACTAAAAAGATATGATACACCCGATACAGAATTAAACTTTGTAAGTCCATATTGGACACCTATAGAGATAATGAAATGGTTGAACAAGAGATCAATACCTAAAAATATAGATGTTGGTAAAACTCTTGGGGGTTATCTATATTACAATAATACATATTGGGATAGTGGGGAATCATCAAATCAAGATAACAACTTTACAGCGGCTTGGAAGGGTATAAATAATCTATTTGCTTATCCATCAAGTAGCACAGACGAAAAATGGATAGATATTCTACAATATGTATTCTCAGGCGGACCAGAAGATTCCACAGGTGATAATATGACATATGTAAATAAAGTGTTAGATTGGAATTATGGTGGTATAGATTTTGTTAATACTAGAAGATTGCAAGGTGGGCATTTTTTGAGTTATAAGTTTAAGGGAAAGGAACTTATAGATAAGACATATAAATACACTAAAGAGAATGATGAAGAATTAGTTGATTATGGTATGATTGATGATATTACAGCACTTGGTTCTAAATCCTTATTTGTAGACATAAGTGAGAGAGATGCTGACATTACACTGGATGCTGAAACTAACGGTCATGTTATCAAAAATATGATTTTTAACGATTGGATGAGAAATTATAGTAAACAACAATCTTTTAGTATCATAGTAAGAGGATGGGAAGAACGATTTGCTGGTAAAATGATAAAGGACTTATACTGGCCTAGTATGGAAAGTAATGATTATGGTGGTAATAAGAACATGATAGGATCATTTCTTATAAAGTCTGTTACACATAACTTTGGTACTAAGGAAGGATATAAACAGAGATTGGTGTTATTAAAGAATGCTTATTATCAATCAGACAATGACTCACTTATAATACCCTCAAATATAAATACTTCAAGTGGACAAAAAATATTAACGAGCGTATAAACAATGATAAAGAATGAAGTATCTGAATTAAGAAAATCTGATGAGAAACTTTATGGTATATATCGTGGGGTTGTAGAAGAAGATCATCCATTAAACCCAGATCCTTTAGTTAAAGCTGGTGCTCGTGTATATGATGGTAGAATACAAGTAAGAGTGTGGGGTTTACATACAAAAGACAAGAAAGAGATTCCAACTGAACATCTTCCATTAGCTGAACCTGCATATCCAGCTATGTTAGGTAGTATAAGTGGTAAAGGATGTTGGTCTGTCCCAGTTCAAGGCTTAGTGATTATCCACATGGACTTGTTATAGAAACTCAAAACATGCAGACGCTTGAACTCAATACAAATCAAAACTTATTATTTCATTCAGCCCATTCATATATATTTATGAATGATGATGGTCTTAAAATAGATGGTGATATAGATCATATGGGGGATATAACTACTGGTAGTGTTAGTATGTATGGGGATTTACTAGCAAGTGGTACTACACATAATATATTAGGTACTACTGTTAATGCAGGATGTTGTTCACCTCCATATTTTGAGTTGTTGTTATATACATTTGCAGTTGCTATGGTTTCTATATATAATAGTCATACACATCCTGGTGATAGTGGTGGTACTACAGGATCACCAAATGAACAATTTTCTGGTGGGGATGAAGCTGGAATAAAATCAACATATTCAACCGTATGTTTAAAAGGAAACTAACAAAATGGCAAGCAGACAAGCAGTATATTCAGATATAGATATAGAACTGACAAGAGCGACTGATGGTGATATATTGAGAGATACAGAAGAGGATGCTGTAATCAATTCTCTTATAAATATTATAAATACTCTACAAGGTAGCAGAAGAATGTTACCAACTTTTGCTTCTAGTATGCAAAAGATTCTATTTGAACCTATCGACACAGTTACAACAAATACAATCAAATCGAAGTTGATTAGTAGTATTAGAAAATGGGATGATAGAGTAATAATTGAAAATATTATAGTAGATAAAGATGAAGATATGGCCCTTTATAAATGCACAATGAAATTTAGAATTAAGGGGTTTAGGGAAGAAAACATAACAACCATAGATTTTGTTCTAAGAGCCTTCTAGGAGAATTTATAATATGGCTAACAATTTAATACCAAAGTACTTAGATATTGATTATAATACAATTATACAATCAATAAAAGACGAACTTGCTACAAATATTACATTCAGAGATTATAATTATGAAGGATCTAATATTGCTATACTCATAGAGTTAGTAGCGTATATTGGGGAACTTTATACATACTATCTTAACAAGGTAGCTAAAAATGTCTATATTGAAACTGCTGATGTATATGAGAATGTCAATATCCTTGCACATCAAGAAGGATATGAGGTAAAGGGATATACTTCATCAAAAGTTACATTATCATTAACTGTTTCTGGTGATGGTATTAATGATGGTGATATATTATATGTATATCCATGGCATGAGTTAGACACTGGTATATCAACAGATGATGGTGATGATATAAAGTTTTCAACAACCTCATCAAGAAGTATAGAAGTGTCTTCTGTAGGTGGTGTAGTTTATGGTTCAGACAGGATTCCTGTTGTCCAAGGTACAGTAAAATATTTCACATATGATGGTTCTGATATTATAGCAAATGAGATTATCCTGCCCACATTCAATTATGCACATGATGATGATGTTGATGATACTATCAATACAGTAGAGTTGAAAGTAAACGGTCTTACATGGACAAGAGTTAGTGACTTTTATGATGAACTATCAGCATTAGAATTAGCAGATAACCCAGATTACTATGATAATGTCTATATGGTTATTTATGATAAGTATCGAAGAACCAAAGTGGTGTTCAATTCATCAAGGAACGTACCTATATCAACTGATACTATAACCATAAACATGTTAGTAAGTTTAGGTATTGATGGTAATATAGGTGCAATTACAAACACATCTGCTGATGGAGCATGGACGCCGGATACTCATTGGATAAAGAACTTAACTACTGATGAGTGGGTGGCAAGCTCACTTATGACTATCGAAACATCAGCTGCATCTACTGGTGGTACTGATCCAGAGGAAATTGAAGATATAAGAGAACAAACAAAGGCTATACATAATTCACAATATAGAGATGTAACGGCTACAGATTATAAGGCCCATTTAGAACAACATTCAGAGATCGGTGGAGCATATGTATGGGGTGAAAAAGATGTTTCACCATCTGGTAATGTATTAGAGTATAACAAAGTTCATATAACTGTTGTTCCTGTTGATACACCCGATGAGTGGAATACGGGTACTTTGAATACATCAGCTTCAGTATGGGTTCCTACTGGAAATGCAGCATCTGCATCAGCTAGTATATATGTACCAACAACATTTGTAAGTCAATGGACCGATAAACTAGAAAGTTACCTGGAACCAAGAATGATGTTAAGTGCTTATGAAGAGTGGGAAGTGCCTGAGCTTGTGTACTTCAAATTTGATATAGGAGTGAGATTATATAGACTCTATTCCATTGATGATATTGATAACAACATTCTTGATAAATTGGAATATTACTTTAGACAGAGTAACAGAAAGTTCTATGATCTTATAAACTTTATGGATATATCTGAATACTTGTTAGACCAAACGGAAATATCACCAACTAACAATTTTGATTATATTAAAGGTATAAGAAACTTGAATATAAGGGATGTGGATTGTAGTGCTACTATATATGAACCTAACAACATAGGCAATTATCCTCAATATACAACAGATGCTTATGTTTCTGATGTTGAAAATCAACTAAGATCAATTAGGCTAGGAAGAAACCAGTTTCCTATATATTCTAAAACACTTACTACAGTAACAGAGGAATAACAATGGGTAAGTTTTCAGACGCACCATATCATTTACTACAGAATTATTATAATGCTTTAATGAGCACTAAAAGTGGTAGCCAAATAAATCCTACTATAGTTGGTTCCTATTTAAGAGGGCATAGATCATCAATAATCAGTACTGGTGGGTATTGGGAAAGATTTTATGTGAAATTTAATAAAATTACTGATGATAATGGTGTTGAACAGGATGCTGAATGGCCTGGTTTTGTTGAGTTCAAATTCAAACCAACAGACACAAATTATATAAATGGTGATAAGTTTAGTTTCACTGGTGGTATATTATTAACATTAGAAGCTTCGGCAAACGGCGTAGTATTGAGTGTCACTGAATCTGGTGATGATATAACCTCATCAAGTAGTTGGAATTCTTATACTCAAGTGTATCATGTACCTAGTAAAACTGATATATATGGTACTATAGAACCTGGATCAGAGGTATATTTTAGAAGAAACAGTTATCTTCATAAATGGATAGAGAATGAAACCAATCTAACATTATATGAGGATATGACTAATGTTAAGCGTCCATTCTTATATTTTGGTAAAATCTATCCTAGCACTGGTGTTACAAATGGTTATCATATTATGTTTGATGGTATGAAGAATTTTGTAATGAATGCTCTACCTAGACATAACCGTACAGAAAGACTTACAGAGTTCATGAAGATATATTTCGATAAGATATACCATAAGATATATAATCTAAGCAAAAACATACCAACATTGTTAGATGCACAAGAATCTGATATAGATTATCTAAAATATATGGCATTAAACTATAATATAGATCTTGATGATACATTTTCTTCTACTGATTTGATAACTAGAGAGGATGAAGCAAGAGATTGGGTTGATAATCTTGTATACTTATTGAAACGTAAAGGCACATATACATCATTATATATTATATGGAAGACGTTATTACAAAATACACCAAACAGACTTAATATATATGATAGATATCATTTATCACAACCAGTATCAGGTTGGTCTGTGCCCAATGTACCATTACCACATTTTACAAATGTTATGCATGAAGTAAATTATGGTATAGACCCTGTGAGCTGTTCTGGTAAGTATTGGTATACGCAAGCCATAACAATAACGGATGCTGCTTTTCATACACAAGGCTTTGTTTCCACTACATGGGATGTATATCATAAAATGTATACAAAGAATGTTATAGTTCAATGTTATGATGGGTTTTATAACAGGATATGGCCCGTATCCATAGAAGCTTTAACCTCTGGTCATATAAGATTGACATTTGCTACTAATGTTATTGGGTATGCGTATCTATTAAGAAGAGACTTTCTTAAAATTAATGATGAAGAACTTACGGCATGGATAATTAACCATCTCAAAAATAACCAAAAAATCCTTTCTCAATATCAGAATACTGATTATGATATAATAATGCCAAAGAATGTTGAATTGACAAATCAAAATGTTACTAATGCAGCATTTGAGACAGCTCAAAAAGGTTATGCGATGATTGAGAATACCGATGTTCATGTATTCAATCAAGTGGCATCAAAAAAGACATGGAATATAAATCATGCTTTAAGTAATCGTGATATCCTAATACAAGTATTTAACACCGATGATGAAGAAATAGAACCAAAGACAATTGTATTAACTGATAATGATAATTGTACATTAACATTTGAAGCATCTGCAAGTGGTTATGTTGTTATAAAAGAGTCTTCTGCTGGTACTGGTATAATACCAGATAATATGATACGATCACCACATTATAGAGTGGAAACTGATCTATCATGTGAACCACTTGATAATGATGAAGGTAAAATCTTATCAGAATCCACAATAGATAGATTGATAACAAATTGGGAATTAATGAGGCCTGTAACAAGATTCTCACATTATCATGAACTTATATCTCCAATATCAGACTTCTCTGGTAATGATATTTCTCTTTATGGTAGTGAATTTGATAACTCATTTTTAATGACTAAATTTACTCCATCTGCTGGTGAAACATTACCAGCATCAGATCCCGATGTTATGGTTTATCATCAATTTTCTAATAGTGATACATGGAATATTGCACATGATATGAACTCTACTGATTTTGTAATACAATGTTATAACAGTGAGAAGGAAGCAATATTCCCCAAATCAATAAGACCAATAGGAACTAATGTTATTAGTATTACATTTGAATATTCATCAAATGGACATGCAGTTATAACAGAAGCAGTATCTCCTAGTGGTGAGGTTTTTGACCAAGCATCCCCAAGCTTACAGTGGTTGGTGACTCATGCATTAGGAACAAAAGAGATCATACATCAATACAATGATGATATATATCAACAATTTTTACCAGAGGAATCAACACTCACAGGTACAGGAGCATTAACTGGTGACCTTATTGAAAGTATGGCAGGTCATGTTATGATATCATCATTTGATTATTTTCATACACAAACACAATCAACATCGGGCACTATATGGTATATTCCACATGGATTAGATAAAGAATGGGTTGTTGTCCAGGTATATAATAGTGATTGGGAACAAACACAACCAGAAAACATAACAATTATAAGTAATAATGTCTGTAAGTTGGAGTTTGGTACTGCTATACATGGTTATGCTGTTGTTAGGGGTGTTAGTGATGTCATAACAACAGATGATATATATGATTCAATTGTCAATGGTGGTACATGGATGATAGGACAAGGTACAAGTGGATCTGATTATGATCCATTAACAACTGGCAATGTAGAAAGTATGCTTGTTAGTGGATCAACTTGGTTGGATACATATGAGGGTGATGATTATTTTTATATAACATTTGAAGCACATAATAGATATGATGCAGATTGGAATATAACAGAACTCTTACTAAGGGATAACAATGGTATACCGAGATTCTATACTTATTGTTCACCAATACATAAACCAAAAGATGTTTGGTTTGATGCACATTTTAGATTGAAGAAGACTTATATAGGATAAGGAGAATGTAATGGCCGCTAATGAAAATAGAGTTCATTTTTGGGATTTTTTGTTAAATGAAGAAGGACAACCTATAGCTAATGCTGAGATATGGGTATATCTTGCTGGGTCTACAACACCAGCAGATTTATATGATTCAGAGAACGGAAACTATATTTCCAGTGATATTCCTACATTTCAAAGTTATGAGGGAGCAAATGAAGCTCTTTCTGGTAAGGAAATAATACGAACTGATAATACTGGATATTTTGAATTTTGGATAGGTAAAGAATCTGAGCTTAATGGATATTTACCAACACAAAAATTCAAACTAAAATGGTATAAAGCTGGTATAGCAGAAGGTACTATTGATTTTATCAATATCATTAATTATGCTACTGGTACTGATGGTGATGGGTTAGCATGGGAAGGTGATTGGACAGATGCAACACAATATGAAGAACGTGATCTTGTTTCGTTTACTTTAAGCCCATCAGCTGTCTCTGTGTATATATGTACAGCGGCTCACTTATCTAGTTCTTTAACAGCACCTAGTAGTGGTGCTAACTGGGCTACTGTTTGGGATTTATATAGTCAAGGGCGTTCTGGTACATCTGGTACATCTGGTTATTCATTTGATTGGAAGGGAACATGGATAACAGCAACAGCATATGAGATATCAGATTCAGTAAGTAATACAACAAGTGCCAATATTTTAAGCTCATTTGTGTGTACAGCTGATCATACATCTGGTGCTACTGATGAACCAGGAGTAGGTGCAACGTGGAAAACTAAATGGGATTATATCAGTGCTGGTCGTGTAAATGGGGATTTTACTAGCTTAATAACCAATTCATTACAAATTACTGGACTTACAGCTTCTAAACCTGTATTTACAGATGCTTCTAAGAATATTGTATCAACTGGTACATTACCCATAGACCAAGGTGGCACTGGATCAACAACTGCAAGCAATGCATTTGATGCACTTAAACAGAATGCCACTGAATCTTATACGGGTGTATTAGAAACGGCTACAGATGCAGAAGCAGTTGCACATACTGCTACTGATAAAATAGTAGTACCATCAAACCTTGATAATGTATTTGCTACTCCTCCATCATTAGGAAGTACAACACCATCAAGTGGTGCATTTACTACAATCACAACCACAAGTACTGCTACAATCGGTGCCGCAGGAACTTTGGAAGGTGGGCAATCAAGTCCCACTGGTACGACTGTTTTGGGTTATAATGGATATTTTTACGCTACAAAAGTTTTCAATAACGTATTTAATGATATTGCTGACTTTATAAATATAAGTGATGGTGAGAATATTGTATATGGTAAGTGTTATTACTATACACCAGAAGGTATTAAGATTTGTAACAAGAAGTGTCAGAAATCAGTAATAGGTATAACAACTGATACATTTGGATATGGTTTGGGTCAAGATGATTCCAAAGCACCTATTGCTATTGGTGGATGGGTATTAGCATATACTGATAAAGAGTATGAACCAGGCACACCATTGACAAACGATGCAAATGGTAATCTTACTGAAATGAGTAAGCGTCAAAAGAGAAACTATCCAGAAAGATTAGTTGCTATATTTATGAGAAAGGAAGAAGAGAATAAGGTTTTCAATAATCATATTTCTGTAAATGGTAGAAATTGGGTTAGAGTTTATTAGGAGATAGTTATGGGATATGCTTGGAGTACAATATTACAGTATGAAGAGGTTACAGATGATTCATTTGATGAAGTTATAACAAATCTTAATTCTCTATATTTGGATTTAGAATCAACACAACCAATATGGACTAATAACCCTGAAGCTGGTAATATTATTGATGAGGATTATCTTAAAGAGGTTTTAACTAGAACTAATACTGCATATGATCTAAATTACTGTAGGACTCATAATGCTACAGAAAATGCTACTCATCAAGGGGCTAAGTATCTTGGTGCTCTTGCATCTAATGATGATACATTTAATGTTACTCATAACGTAACATACCAGAATGACTTACATTCTACATACCAGAATGACTTACATTCTACATACAAAAATGACCATAACACATTGGAAGACAGTTCTCATTATACTGGATGGTTGAATGATCATAATACAGGAGAGGATTCTGCTTATAATGTAGGCTATCTAAATGATCATAATACAGGATATGATTCTGCTTATAATCTAGGTTATCTAAATGATCATAATACAGGAGATTCAACATTACATTCTACTTACCAAAGTGACTTGCATTCGGGATGGGATTCAACACATTATGGTACTCATTATACAGTACATGATACAACAGAGCTATCTCCAAATGATGTTGGAGCAGCAGCATATGAATATGGTTCCGTATTAGATTCAGCTGATACAGGATATGACGCTGGGGATCGGTCTGGGTATTGTTCTACTGAATATTCACCTGTTTATGGATCGTATTATAGTCCAACTTAATAAGAGGTAATTTTATGGCTTTAACATGGAGTGAAGATATATCAACAGGAGATAGAATAGATCTTTCTGATATTACAGAGTTTCGTACTAATATTGATCTAATAAAAGATAATCTTGATAATATAACACATGATGCTACATTTCAATCTGATTATAATAGTATAAATGACCCAGGTGCCAATATATCACATAATAATATAGAATATACAACTTTATGTGCTTCTAACTATGTTGGACATGATACATCATATGATAATGGTCATGATGTAACATATTATTCTGGTCATGATAACGATTTGCATTCTGGTCATAACAATGTTTTATATTCTGGTCATGATAACGATTTGCATTCAACATATCTATCTGGATGGTATAATGGTCATGATAACGATTTGCATTTAACATATAATGCAACCAATTATCCGGGACATGATAACGATTTGCATTCAACATATCTATCTGGATGGTATAATGGTCATGATAACGATTTGCATTTAACATATAATGCAACCAATTATCCGGGACATGATAACGATTTGCATTCAACACATAATGCAACCCAATATACCTCAAGAGATAGTAGTGTACATTCCTCTGAATGTTCATCATACTACTTTACTAATCTAAACACACTCTGTCGATCTGATCATGTATTTCATGATTCTGGTGCATATGATGGACGAAATATTAGTATTTATTCAGGTCAATGTACTGGGCATGAAAATCCATATGGATAAAATATAATATGTTTACAATTATATAAACATAAGTTACAATAAGTTAAACTAAATTTTGGAGGAAATAAATTGTATGGAAAATTTTAAACAAGATTTTGAAAATATTTGTAAAGAAGATATGAAGGACGCGTGTTTGATAGGATTATCCGCTCTTGTACTAAAAAATATATCAGAAATTGAATCTAAAAAATTGGGCATCATAAAGGAAGTATTTTGCACTCTTGACCATGAATTACCAGAAATTAAAAAAATTACTGGAATGTTTAATATTGTTGAAGAGTATGATAAGAGATTGATTGATATTCTTGTTACTATTGAAAGGGATATCTCTATAGCCTTATTTGATAAGAATGAAGGTGATAAATGTTGTAATAACAAACAGCAAGATGATAAACTCTGTAATATTGATAGAGATGCCAAAATCAAGAAATGGTGGGAGGTATAAAATGAAAATATATCAAATAATAGGTATGAGAGAACAATATGGTGAAGAGTTTCATAAACTTAAAGAAGAAGGAAACAGAGAAGCCATTGAGATTAGTAATGGGTATAAGAATCCATTGATAGTAGCCAATATTTTAAGATGTAGGGTAAATTGCCTATTGGATAAGATGAGAGGTAAATGATATGTCAAAAGAAGAAAAAATGGGTGATTTTGAAAAGAAGATACTTGAAAATAAGGTATTGAATAGGTGTAAGTCTATAGAGATTGTTTCTTCAGAAAAATGCCAAAATGCTTGTAAGTATTGTTATAGAGTAAAGAAACATAGTAAATCACCAGTATATTCTTTAAAAGGACACCATGTAAAGACTTTAGTTGATGCTCTGCTGAATCAAATAGAACAGGACACAAGTTTTACCAAAGTAAGAGACTTTGAACTATTTGGTGGTGATAGTCTTATAGATTATGCTGATGCTCTTGATATATTAAGGACTATTAATAGAGAGTATAAACCCCAAAGAATCACTATTCCTACCAATGCTCGTATGTTACAAGAACTTACCATAAATGATATTAGAAGACTGGTGGATATGGAAACGCCAGTCGGTTTTAGTTTATCAGTTGATGGGATAAGTGATGGTAATAGAAGATTATCCAAAATTGGTAAAATGTTAGCTTATAATGAAGAAGTTAATTACCCAAAACTATTAAAAATTGCAAAAGAGTTTGGATGTGGTTTCCATCCAATGTTATCATTTACAGATTTCACGAATTGGTTACCCACCATTAAACATTTTTTTGAAAATATGGGTGTAATTCCATATCTACTGGAAGTTAGACATTCATTATCTCATGGACAATCTTTAGGTGCAGTAAAAGAACTTGTAAAGGTGAGGAAATATCTTGAAAGCAAGAACCTTCCTAAAGAATCCTTGAAAAATGCTAATACAACTAGTGGAAGTATAACACCTAGAGGATTGGGATGTTCTGCTTTGACAACATTATGTATTATGCCTAATGGTGATATACCATTTTGTCATAGATTGATTGATGAACCTTGGTTAATAGGTAATGTTTTTCATGGTATTGATATATCTAAAGCTGTACAATATACAAGTACAATGGATCATAGGAACTTTCCTGATTGTATAATCTGTCCTATAAGAAGGTTTTGTAATGGTTTATGTGTTGGTGCTTGTTATGAATATTGGGGTGATCCTTGGATTCCTATTACTACTATATGTGATTATATGAGATTGAAATATTATATTTTTGGTGAAGTTTTTGAGGATTGGAAAAACATGTTGTATAATGCAGGTGGTAGAATAAAGAGAGATATTTTATTACATCATGTATCAGAAACCTTTGGGGGTGATAATATTAATAAGATTTTAGAAGAGGTATCTTAAAATGAATATACTCTTAATAAATCAAAATAAAGGTGCTGGGGTTGAATTTGAGGGTAATCTATTTCTTGAGATACTTAAAAAGATTGATGGTATTACAAGTGTAGAGACATCAAGAACACAAGATACTAACTATCTGAAAAAGAATTTGGATTTTAGTAAATATGACCTTATATTACTCAATGATATAAGTAATATAGAGGATAGATATGTTGATCTACTGCCAGATGATAAACCAATCATAAACATAAATTTTGGTGGTGGTGATGCTCATGGTAAATATCCCGTAGATTTGGTACTTGATATTAATCATCCATACACTATGTATAGATCTGTTGAGGTTAGGAATGTTTTTCCATTATCATTCATATCAGGTAATATATGGAAAAACATAAAACCTTGGAATGAAAGATCAGATGACCTATTATATGTTAGCAGATTAGCAAAAACAAAAATAGAGAAAGTTTTCTTAGAACTGTTGAGAAAGAATAAAAAAACTGTAGACTTCTATGGTCCAATTATGGACAATGATTATTATGAGGAGTATAAAGATGTTATTAATTATAAAGGATTTATAGATCATAAAGAACTATTGAATGTCTACAACAGTTACAAGAAGATATATTTATTTTCTACAACCGAATGTCTATCTATGACATTAAGGGAAGCTATATTATGTGGAACTGTACCTATTATACTAGATATTAACGGATATTCAAAGGTTGTATCTGATTATGTTATTAAGTTTAGGATAAATGATGAAAATATATTTGATGTTGATAATGATATAAATAAAAAGAAACAAAGAATTAAGAATGATATTATTTATCTAAATAACTTATTTTCATTCGATAAACTAATACTGGACTTCATTACAGCATTAAGAAGTCTATTATTAAAGGATTTTAGGTTTAATAAAAATGCTAATGTGGTGTGTAGAGTAATAAATGACTTGGATGATCAAAAAATAACAGGCCATTTATATAAATCTGATACTATTGAATGGGATAAAGTAAACCTGTAAGGAGGGTTGTGTAATGTTAAAATATGGATTAGAAGATTTGGGATATTTCAATAAAGGGCCTGGAAGTGTTAAAATGATAGAAATGGATATAGGCCCATGGCATATTATAGATGTCCCTATAGATATCCCAGAAGAGAAGGTAAAGAAACAGATCTTATCGTTTATCAATGAAGTTATTGCAATAGAAATACCGACATCACTACAATGTAACCTAAGATGTAAATATTGTTATATTAGTGATCCAAGAATGAAGAATAAGATTGTTGATCCACAATCAGTTACGGATATTCTTATGAAAGTTAAAGATATGTTTCCAAAAATGAAGCCTGATAAGAATAGAAAAGATAAGGTATGTTTTTCACCTTGGGGTGCTGAACCAATGATGAATGTTGATACTCTTAATGCCATGTATGAGTTTGGTCATGAATATTATGGTAAAGATGGTTATTCTATTCATACATCTACAAATGGTACTATATGGTCTAAAAAGATAGAACAGTTGCTTATCAATCTTTTTAAGGATAACTCTTTTCAAGATCTTCAAATTTCATTAGATGGACCACCAGAAGTTCAAGATAAATATAGACCATATACAGATGGTCATGGTTCATTTAAAGATATTGAAAAATTCACTTTAAATCTTTTCAAGTTTTTTGATTCTGTTGGTATTAAGGATAAGAAACATCACTTCTGTTCAACTATTCATATGGATGAGAACTTTGAACAATCATGGTTAGGTGCTGCTGAGTTTTTCTCGACGCCTGGTAAGTGGTGGACATCATTACCCAATTTACCAATGAGAATAGCAGATCATAATATGAAAAATGAGGATGAGATTAGAAGGTTTATTGATGTACAAAAGAAGGTTATGGAATTATCCAAGAAAAGATATAATGAAGGTATCTTTATGGTTGATTTTTATACCAGTAAACTATTTGGTAATATTCAATGTAAATCAAGAAATGCTTTTCCATTCTGTTCTGCAATGAATACTCAAATTGGTGTTGATGTTGATGGTAGCATGTATCCATGTCATGGGGCAATAACCTCACCAAGACAAAAACCTTTTTTATGGTTTGGTAACTTATTTGAAGGTATTTTATCATACCAAAAGGTGATTAAAAATATTTCTTATCAGTTTGGTAGCATTTGGAGTAGAGCAAAATGCACAAGTTGCCCATTGCATCATTATACAACGGGTAATGTCTGTTGGGATTGTGCTCCACATAATCTTGAACTTACAGGTGAACCATCTACAGACGGGATTATGAAATGTATAGCATTTTCTGAAAGTTTACCATATTGGACTGAGATTGCAAAAATGGTATATAATAATCCTATATTAAAAGAAATCCCTGATAAATATAAATATAGTAAAGAAGAGTATTCTAAACTAAAAAAACTTAATATTATGCCAGAAAACATGCATTATGATAGAGACTATGATGGGATTTTAGATAGAGCAGTTAGAAAAGTATGTTGTCTTGATAATAAAGAGGATTATGGTTATACACAATATGCTGATGCTTGGTGGAAATTTGATGATTTTTTTAATCTTGTAGAAAAGGAGAAATGTAAATGAGTGATTTGGATAATAGAATTAATTTCATATGGGGTGGTGATGTATTAGATGGTGATAAAATAGAACTTACTGATATTACTGAAATACGATCTAATATAGATCTGATAGTTGCCGCTGATATTACTCATGATTCTACATTCTATGAAACCCATTATACAGATTTAAAGACAGATTTGAACAATCCATATGATTCTACAAAGGAGTCTGGCAAACAAACTGGATATGAAAGTAATAGATATGCTATACATTTCACAGGTCATGATTCTACAAAATATGTAACACATGAAAATGGTGATGAGACTGACTTTAGAACTGGGCATTTTAGTATACATGATAGTGCACGATATGACAGTGAAGATACTAATGATGATACTGTCGATGAGGCTGCTGATTATACTACACATCAATCAGTAAACAACATAACACATTTTGATAATGCTAATACTGCTGATGATAGTTCTAATGAAGGATATTATAAAGCAGTTAAAGATAGTTCTTATTGTTATGCTGTACAATCTGGTAGGTATGATGATCATAATACATCGGATAGGAGTAATCAAAATGTTGGTAGAAATTTGCTTGATTATAAAGGTGCATTAATTTCACATCAGCAGTATGATCAAGTAAGCTATCTTGATGCCCACAATCCAGGTAATAATATTATAGCATAATAGGAGAATTTTTGATATGGCGTATAGTTGGATACCAATAATAGCAGGTCAGAAAATTAGTGTTCCAGAATATACAGAACTACAAAATAATCTTGATGATTTGTTAACGAATTTTTTAGAGCTTACGGATTATGATTGGGGATATACTGCAGTACAAAATGAACCAATTCAGGGTGAGTTAGTAAGAGAAATAAGAACTGCTGTTGATTATGCAGATGATATGAATTATTGTAGAACACATAATTCATCAGAAAAGACTACTTATAATAATGCTTTAAAGACAGATCATGATGCTGGTCTATGTCCATTAGAAAAATCTTCTTTAAATACTGGACATTTGAATATACATTATATAACAGACTATGGAATACATGACACATTGCATTATGAAACAGATGATACAGACCATTTGAATGCTGAGTATTCTAGTGTATTGGGTAGTCACAACTCAATAAACATACCCGGTCATAATAGCAGTCACCATACATCAAAATATTATTCCAAGGAAGTAACACACAATGCCTCAGAACGTAGTAGTGTAAATAATGAACGTAATCAATCCGCTAATACAAGTGATTATAGTACACATTTAACAGCTAATGATGATGCTGATTATGCTGGTAATAAATCTACTCAATATACTGGACATGAAACCTCTGAGTATAGTGGATTGCGTACTGGTCATCTGACTGCTGATTATACAAATGAATACACTTATGATAAGAGTTCATATGATGGTACAGAAAAAGGCGGAGAAAATACCTCTGTAAATGCGGTAAACCAATAAAGGGAGAATAAAATTTGTCAAATTATTACATAACTAATAAAGAATTATCAGTAGAACTTGTGAATTATAGAGAAGAGGGTGTTATATCAGAAGAGTTAGGTGAAATGATTATATCTATTGCTACAAACTATTCCAATAAGGGTAGTTTCTCTTCATACTCATGGAAACGAGATATGATATCAGAAGCAGTATTTACATGTGTCAAATATATACACAACATTGATCCAGAGAAAAATCCATTTTCTTATATAACAACAGTCTGTCATAATGCATTTGTAAACTATATAAGGAAACAGAAGAAGCATAGTAAGATTAAAGATTCTTGTTATAATAATATTGATAAATTGACAGATAAAGAAAATTATATGGAAAAGTCTATAAATTACGAGGACTTAAAGTAGTTTTATAGGAGGAAAATATGGAGTATCATGGTATAACTATGTTAGGTGACCTTAACACTGATAATGTTAAGGCTAAAGATACAACAGGACTGTTATTATACAACAGTGTACCAACAGCTATAATGACTCTCGGAGATGCGGCAAGTGGTGCTACATATATTAGAGCTTATACTGGTACTGCAATCAATGAGTTTAGTACTGATACAAGTATGGCCGGTGATAGTAATGACGCATTACCAACTGAAAGAGCTGTAAAACGATATGTTGATAATAACTTTCAACCATTGGATAGTGATCTAACAACATTAGCTGGTCTTACACCTACTGATGGTAACTTTATAGTTGGTAACGGCTCAGCTTGGATTGTTGAAAGTGGATTAACTGCTATTGCCAGTTTAGGAATGGCAACATATCTTACTGCACCAGATCCAATAGGTTCTGGTACACCTTCAACTGGTAAATTTACAACACTTGAAACTACAGGAGCAACTACACTTGGTTCAACTGCCACTGTAGGAACAAGTGTAACAGTCGCAACTAATACAGTATTAACAGGTACAACATTGAAACTTGGTAGTTCTGGAACATTACAATATAACCAATCAAGTCCTACTGGTACTGCTATATTGGGTTATAATGGTTATCTTTATGCTACTAAGGTCTATAATACAGTATATAATGATATAGCTGATTGGCAAGACCTAAATGATGAACTTATGTATGGTAAGTGTTATGTAGATACAAAGAGAGGTGCAAGAATTGCTACTGTAAGGTGTCAGAAAGGATTAATTGGTATTGCTTCTGATACATATGGTCAGTCATGTGGTATAGATACTGATAAAATTCAAGTACCTGTATCAATAGCAGGATGGGTATTAGCATATGTTGATAAAGAGTATGAACCAGGCACACCATTGACAAACGATGCAAATGGTAATCTTACTGAGATGAGAATGGATGAGAAGACCATGTATCCAGAACGACTTGTGGCTACATACAAGAAACCAGAAGATAAAGAATATTGGAATAATATAGTAGTAAATGGTAGACATTGGGTAAAAGTGAGATAAATTAAGGAGGAGTATGTTATGGAAGAAGAACAAATTGTGGATTATAGGGAACTTTATTTACAAGAAAGGATTTCAAGAATTAAAGCTGAAATGATGATACTTCAATCAAATTATACAAGGGCACAACAAGATTTAGAAGCAATATCATTAGAACTTGAAGAATACAAAAAATAATGTTTACATTCTAACTAAAGTAAGTTATAATATCTCTTATTGACTCTACAATAGGAGATATTATGATAGCACTTGTTTCAGACACTCATCTTGGATTACAAAAGTCCTCAGACTTATGGCATGATGTCACTCTGAACCTCTTTCAAGAGATGCGGGATTTCTGTGTCCGTAACAACATTGACACCATATTACATCTTGGTGATTTCTTTCATGAACGTAAGTCCACAAACACCAAATCACTGGATATGGCATATGAGATAGTGAGTATGTTAGATCCAATCAAAATGGTCATTATCACTGGCAATCATGACTCATTCTATAAAGACAAAGTTAAACCT